TCGCTCTTACTTTCGTTTTTTTTAAGGCGGTTTAGGCTTGATTTCCCTGTTTCTTCGCTTGACTCATCAAAATTGCCAAAGGACCCTAATTCGAAGTTTGCTCCTGCCATGTAGAAGGTGTTTCTAGCTTCATCATTGTCATCAAAGGGGAGGCCAAGTCTCTTGCTGGCCTCATTTGGAGTGATAAACCCGTTCCGAACCATGATTTGAAGTCGTTCGACGTCGCCTGTGAAGTGTTTTTTGAACTTAAACTGCAGTGATTTATCAAANATACTGACATGCTGGCTNGTTATTGCCTTTTCCAGGTTTTCGAGGATTGAATTGATATTTGAGTAGTATCGGACCATTGACTGCTCGATTGTAGATCTATTGCTGTTTTTAGTGACGCCTACGGCCTCTGGGACGACCCCGAACAGGGAAAGTACGGTTTCTTTGTTATATTCCTTTTGTTCAAGCCACTGAAGGTCTTTATGTGATATCTGTAGAGGCTTTGCATCGACGCCCTTCCCTGAGAGGTACAGGATGTTTCCTGCGTTGTTTGAACCTTGATACTTCTTATTTAGGAGCATCATGTTTCTTTGCAGTTGTTTTTCATCGAACTCCATCTCGTCCTTGATGAAGAGGCTTGGAGACGCTTTATTTCCCATAAACTCGGAATTGAATTGGTCCGCATTCATTTCACCCTCGGCCATGGTCCTCATCTTTTCGACCTGTCCAACGCCCCAAAATGGTGAGTAAATCCGGTTTTGTGAGAAGTGAATCACATCCTCTATTGGAACTGTCAGAATCTTTCCTTTTCCAAGGGTCAGTTCATAGGCCTCTATTCTTGTCTCGCTCATTGTGAGTTTGACCTTAAATGACCCTGGGCAAATCGGGATGAGAGAATCTGAAATTCCTCTGCTAACTGACAGCGCTGTTGTAGGAGCCTTCCACAGTAACCCGTTTCCGGTTAACGCCATGTGCCCGACGATGGTAGCCATTAGGTCTGGAAGACTGTTGAATCCTGCGCCACCCTCTAGGGGGTCAATAATGGATCGAGATACACGCCGGGATCTTGACTCTCCTGGTTCGTACACGATATCCCCTTTCGCGTTTTCGATATGCCAGGTCTGTCCACCAGCGTCTCGCATTAGCGCGTCGACGGCTACCGCAATCCAGGGTAGCTTTTTATAGGTCCCGATCTCATCGCTCGTGGATCGTATTTCATTTGAGGATAGCGAGAAGTCTCCAAATGCTTGTGAGTTATATGGGTCTGATTTTTTACTTGTTGTTAGGAATCTCTTTATTTGTTTTACAAAAGACATGGTCACCGCCGTAGATTTAATAAAAAAAGGCAAGACTCCTATGCGGGAATCTTGCCTTTGGTATTTGCCAATCAGCATAAATATTTGAACTAATTTAAATCATACCACACTGTTCAACTTTAGCTCACTCCGATGCCTAGTCTTCCTTTGTCGTCCTCTAAGCAAAGCAGTAAGGCGTCTCTCAAGTCATCGTGAGGTGGGTTGTTGTTTGTGATCTGCTCTACAAGCTCTTCTCTAGTCTCTCGGTCTATGTCTGTGCTGATAAAAACCTTCCCGTTTTCGAACTTGGCGGACTGTTTTTCTAGCCTGGAGAGCTTGTCCTTTACTGCGGTTATCAACCTTACCGGAATCCCGGTGGTTCTCCTTAGCTCNTCTCCGTATAATTTGAATGCTGATATTGATTCAATTTTTACTAGGTCGAACTGATAGGTGTCGTATAGCCGCATTGTGTGCTCAAGGTTCTTATGGAAGGACATTTTGCAGTTCTCTGCTCCGAGAACGTAGTAGTTTTCATAGCTTGTTTTTGCGACCCATACTTTGCCCGTGAAGTCATTATGAGACTTCTCCCCTATTGCGGGATCAATTCCGCACCAAAGCCACTCTAAATCTTCTTCATCTGGNATGGCACCGTCGAAGTATCGAATATGTTCCATCTTCACCTTTGATTCGGCATCACTTCTACATTCGTTCTGCATTTCTCGATCAAAGGCGATGGCGCCCATTTGGGCTCTGTCCGTCATGAGGGTTTTGAAGGTGTTGTTCTCTGGCCAAAGGACCACTTCCTTTACCCAGTCTGTTACTGCCTGAAATTTTTTGGTGTGCCAGTTCTTTTGAAGTGCCAATCGATGCATCAAGTCTAGTCGATGTATTGCTGTTCCCTGTATGTGTATCACGGACTGCTTAGATGTTGACATGGCCTTGTATAGGGAGGCCCAAAACCACCGTTCTTTTTTCTTGATTCGTTCAATGTTGTAGGCATCCTCGTCGTCGTATAGGTCATCAATTACCATGTAGTCGGGCCTTTTGTTCTTGTAATGTATGCCCCGGACACTTTCTCCAGCGCCGATGGCAGAAAAGATAACGCCATTTGCCAATACGAACTGCTTTTCAGTCCATTTACCTGGCCCTACGATCTCCCCGTAATCAGCAATAAGCTTTTCGTTGTTTTCAAACTCTTCCTTAATCGTAACGTTGACGTTTATCGCCTTTGAGGTTGTTGATTGGACGTTTAGGAAGTGCTGATACTTTTCTGGGAAGTTTAGTGCGAGATAGGTTGGTATTAGGAAGCACGATATCGTTGTTTTTGCGTGTCCTCTTGGCGCCAAAGTGGCTGTTTGAGAGGTGTGCATATTGTCGACAAGGTAATTGTGCAGGTCTGGACAGAATGCTTTGTCGAACTTATCAGGGAAATAGTATTTTCCCCAATTCAAAACGCTCGATTTTCGGAAGTTGAATCGGATTGCTCTCAGCATCTGACCGGCAAATGAGGTGTCGATAATCCCGGCCTCGAGAGATCTCTTTACGACCTTAAGCTGCCTTATTGATTGACTTTTTGGATCCACTTATTTGTTTTATTTCCTCTTCTAGGTCGATCACAACGCTGTCGGATATTCTGGCAGCATCAAATGTGGAAGTTTTAACGTCAGCCTCAACCTTGAACTCTTTTGGCATAAATGGGACGACAAAGCGCTCATAGAACTTTAATGGGTTTCTCTTGCAGCTCTTGCGAAGTTCCGTAACAAACAGCTCTTCGTTTTGGGAAAAAACATCCAAGATTAGGTTCTTTGCTCTGGTAAGCTTGTTTATTCCTGACGTGCCCCCAAAAGCGTTTCCAGAATGTCCTTTTATATACCGGCCCTTGTCGTCCCTCTTTGCTAAATCACTAATGGATCGTAATGTGATGACCTGCCTCCTGCGTTTTTGGATATGGACTCATTATAGCAATAAAGTGGTTACCACTAGTCTATCCAGTCCATGAGGTAGGAGATGTCGTCGTAATCGTCATGCGAGTCAATTCGTCTGAAAAAGCCCGTCCCTTCAGCTGATTCACCTGGGCCAACCTCTCCGCCGTTGAGGAAGCGTATAGTTGCTTCATCGACTTTTACACCATGTTTTATTGCGGTTACTGAGAGGGTTACATATGTTGCCACCCCATCTCCTTTATTCTTTACTACAGCGGTTACATTGGGAGAGCCCCAACTTGCCATACCGTAATTTGTGCTCACGACAGAAAAGTCTGCTGTCTTTTTCTCTGAAGGGCCGGTCATGGCACACCCTGCACTAAATATTGCCAGCAGTATAATCAATACGACAATCAATAATTTCCTCCTATATGGATTTTTGTAATTCACGTTCTTTTGCCCCTTTCTTTTTTAACGAAACTGATTTTTTATAGACGTTTGAGGCTAAAAGTTCGTAAAGGGCTCGATTAGGGCTACCAAACCGTTCACTGTACGAACTTCTGTCTACCGGCATTTTCCAGAAAACATCAGCTGACTCATCCGTCATTTCTATTTTCTCTATTGTTTTAGAGACACTGTCTTTGTTTAAGAAGTTCACCTCCTGTACGATTTTCTTTAGGTCGTTCACAAAAGACTTGAATGTGCTTTTGTCCTGGATATCGAATGGGCCATTCAAGTCCATGAATCTGGTAATTCGAACCTTTCGAGATTCAAGCTCTTTGATTTCGTTTTTTAGCATTCGAAGTCTTGGAGCTACATCTTCGTAGGTTATCGCCCCTCCTTCTTCGATAACATTTATCAGTTTCATGTATCTCTTGTTCTTGTCCTCGAGATCGGAGCCAATTGTTACGAGGTCTTTTTCTGAATCGTCATGCTTTGCCTTCATTTGCTTCATGAGATCTACGGCGATTTTTTTGATGACGGATTTGTTCAGGATGGTTTTAGCCACTAGGTTCAACACTTTATTGTCTAGGTCTTCACGCCGAATTGGTTTGTAGGTACATACAGATGGCCCATGCTTAGTGCTTCCTATGCACTTATAATATTCGTACCGAACCCCCTTGCTTCCGTACGCTGATACACCCGACATTTTACTTCCACAATTATTGCAGTGGAGAAGCCCCGATAGGATATAGCTGTTGTTCACTTTAGACCTAGATACATGTCTCTTTTTCAGCATACTCAAGACGAGGGCGGAATCTTCGGGTGTGACAATAGATTCATGGGCGTTTTCTGTTGCGACGGAATCATGTCCGTGTCGATTATTCTTGTTGAAGACCACTGTTCCGGAGTAAACGGGGTTTCTTAAGATGCTGCCCACAAATGCCGGGGTGAACAATTTGTTGGCCCTTGTTTTGTATCCCGCCTCATTGATTTCTAGCGCTATTGTCTTTTGGCCCTTACCTCCACGAATGTACAATTCAAAAATTCTACGAACGATTTCGGCTTCGGGATCGCAAACCCGAAGTTTGTTCTTTTGGCCTCCGTTATGATCGATCTTTTCAATGGCGTACCCGTAGGGTGCCCTACCCTGCCAGAACCCAAGCTTTGCCCCTTGAATCATCCCCTTCATGGATTCTTTAGCCAGGTTCTTACTATATGAGTCTGCTAGCGCCTCGTATAGAGATTCCATTACTACCCCATATGGGCTCTCGTGATCTACCGGCTCTGAGACAGAAACTACTACCGCCCCATTTTTGGATAGCTTTCGCTTGAAGACGATTTGATCGTACCTGTCTCGACCAAATCGGTCGTATTTATGGACGAGAACTACGTGAAACCCCTTTTCACCTGAGTCGTCGATCATTTCCATGAAGGCATCTCTTTCAGCCGTCCTTCCGGAGATGGCTTCGTCGATGTAATGGTTTACTATCTCAATATTGTTTTTGTCGGCATACGATCTGCAAGCTTCAATTTGCGCTTGTATGCTGAATCCGTCTTTTTGCTTTTGAGAAGAGAACCGGGCGTAGATTACACCTTTCTTTTCAAGCAACAGCTTTTTTACCTCTCTTGGCTGTGGGTTGAGTTCGATCATGTTTGTCAACATAGTCAGACGCTATTTTGACGAGAAGGTTATTGAGAGACCTTTTATCAAGATCCGCCATTTCCTTCATTTTCTTCTTTAAGGCTTCTGGAAACCGCACATTTATTGCTTGATTTGACATAACACAACAATACCACACTGGGGCCTATTGTAAATAATCTACACCTTATGGCATACTCTTCCGTAATTATTTCATAATAAAATTTAATATATTCATTTCTTCGGAATGACTTGTGTCTTTTAGGGGCGGATTGTGTCTGAATTATCGTTACAAATGTCCAGGGCGGATGCCATTAGGTATCTTGAGTCCTGCGTGAGCCTAGATGACTTAGTTGAACGGCTGGGCTATTCTGGGGGATATAGAGGTTGTGGATTCAATGAAGAACGGAACGGAGGCGTTAGTATTATGAAAGACTTTGATTCAGATAGCGTTGATTGGGATAAGCTTGATATTGAAAAGGCTGAGCTTGTTTTGTCCGATGGGAAGGATGCTCTAGCTTGTGCTGAGGACAACTTCGAGTACTTAGATGGCAAGATAAAGTCTATTCGGAATCTTTGTTTTGCTTTGTTATCGGGAACCAACCTATTACATCCCCTGTTTAAAGACATGTTGAGCATCCCTGTTTTATTTTTGCTGAACGTTGGGCCTTTAATCTCTCTGTGCATTCTTGTCTGGTCATATAAGACAACGACTGTCCCCCTTTTAGGGTTTAGGCCTAGAGACTTGATGAAGGATCACTACATAAAAAAGGACTACAAGTATATGATTCATTGCTATTTATGCACTTTGGACCTGATGATTGACGACTTTACATTGCTAAACAATATAAAAGGGCAGGCTTTAAATTGGTCGATGAATATTTTGGTGACGACTTTTTTACTTTCCTTTAGTGTGACCTGGGGTGTATACCTCTGGCCCGGGTAGCTCTTTTTCCTCGTCCATAGCTACCTCCCCCACCCCATAGCAATAGCTTTAATGGCAG